TACCTAGATCTTCTCACTGAACTCCAGAATCTTCCCGAAGAAGATTTACTCAAACCTGTCACGATTTATGATGTTGATTGTGAAGATTACTCACAAAGTTTCTCGTTTGACTGTAATCGAGAGGTGCCTAATATCATCATCTAAATAACATTTTATCCATCCTAATATGCACTACAAAGAGTTTAAAAAAGGATTAAAGATTACATGTGGGGATGATACTGGGGTCGTTAATTTCATCGACAAATTGTATATAACTCTTACTACACATAAGTGGATGAAACCCCCAGAATTAGCAAAACATAGTATAAACAAATACAATGAAGTTAACGTCTTAGTGTATAAGAATGACTGGTGTAATTGTATGCCTGTGGATAACACGGAAGAGACACAGAATAGCGTTGCTATGTATAAATCACAGGAGGGAAGATATGGAGACGTTCAATGATAGATAGTAAGAACAATTACCCTCACTACAATGTTACTCACGGAGAACAAATTCACTATGTGTTTATAACACTTAAGGAGTTAATCGTTATGCAGTGGGAGTATATCAGAGAGAACAGATTATGGGTCACTAAATGATACTTTTCCACAGGTAATCGTATATTTGTGGAAAACAATTAAATGTTAATATAAATCTATTAGTGTGTTTAATGCCTCTGTAATCCTCTCAGGAAAATGTAGTCTTAGCACGTTGATTACCGATTCGTCAATAACATTTAACAACCTGCAATATACCCTGTGAGAGTATCAACAATTATCACAGGATTACACTTGACAAACTAACACAAATGCCCTATAATAACTCTGTAAGGGTTCACAACAATTCTAAGCAATTATGCAATACAAAGTGTATGATTCAGACGACAAATTACATGGTACGTTTGAAACAATTAGTGACCTAGAATTATACATGGATGGTGTTAGAAACTCTAGGGGAGATAGGTATAAAGAATTGCCCAAACATTCTGCTTTTGATTATATTAAATCTATCGGATGGTTTATGGAGGTTGTTGATACTCACGCCCAAAACACTTCTTAACACCTATTGACAACAATTGCAGTCCTATGTTATAATTAAGGCATAGCAATCACCTGTGCTTATGTAACACAAACTCATGCAGTCACTATCTATTATTATATAACACTCACATCGCAGTGTTCATGGGGGTTCTCGGTCTTTATGGTGGCCGTTATATTAAAAAGGTTAGAGACCCTAACCTACAAAGGTTCCCAGAAGCAAGTGATATATTATTAGAAATTAATTTTACACCTTCATTCTAAAATTTTTCCAGTATAAAAAATGACTAAAGAGGATTTACAAGACACACGTGTATGGGCACTAGAGCAATTAATAAGATTAGAAAAATGTTTAGATAGTCGTATGTATGATTGTGCGTCTGTATATACTAGCAATGGTGTAGGTAAGAATAAAGAATCTCTATATACTCTATGGGAGGGTTGGAAACTACAACATCCCAGTAATAATCCCAAATCAAATAGATTATAAAATGAGTAAAAGATTCACAACTAAACTGGAGGAAGATGACTACGGAGACTTAATACTGACTATACCATATGACGTAATAGAAGAACTCGGATGGTCAACTGACTCAGAACTAGAATATGATGTTACTGATGACTCTAAATTTAGATTAAAAGCAATTAACAGTAATGAGTGATAAAATAGATCCTTGGTTAGATAATAAAGAGGCACATGAAGCAATTAACATGTGCTTATCTGCTATTGTAAAGAGATTAGAAGGTATAGAGAAGTTTGTTAATGAGATGCCTACTCCAGATAAGACGTATTATAAACCAAGTGGGCACGAAGATTACTTAAATACTAAGGAGAACTATGATAACATTTACGATAGACTTAAGGTATTAGAGGAAAAAGTATGGGATGCAAAAGACTAACTGATATTCGCTTTGGAGGTGGTGAACCATGTACATTAAACACCCCAGAGACTGCTGATCTAGGTGTTACGTTCGAGTTTCTTGAATATCCATCAGATCCAGCGAAGACGAATATAGATCCTCTTACAGGGGAAACTGTAGACTATCATATACCAGAGAGAGACTTAAACTCGGTAATGCACGATTCTGTCATTATTGAGTTACCTGATCCTGGACCTCTCAGACCAGGACCATCCAATTGCGGTAAAGTAACTAGAGATATACCAAACAATTACCCTTCACTTAGTAATCAGGAACCAGCGAGAGTATTTTACGACTATTATCCGAATGAACTATCATATGATATGGTTACATCGGACACTTGGTTTAGTTACCTATACGATACCTCTGATAAGATGGGTATAGTAGGTACACCTTGCTATCATATTGAAGATGAAGATGGTACAACTGTAAGTACACCTCCTGGTGGTGGAAGTCCTTCAAGTTCTTCTTCTTATGAATATACTTGCGTACCTTGTAACAATTTTACTTGTACTCCAGCCGAAACCACATTAAAGTATACAGCACCCCAAGATTTGACTGGCGACCCCGACTGCCCGCACCCCACACTATTCGGGTTTGGAACCACAAGTTACAAATTAGCCTTTAAGTATGATGCCTTGGCAACTACACAACCTACTGGAGTCCAAGATATAGAAATGTCTTATACTGGTTCTGGGTATACTGATGCATGGGATCAGGGATCAAACCAAGGAATTACATATGAATCCTCTCAGAACCCTTGGCAAGCTACAGAAGAGTCATTTGGTACTATACAAATCTTCTCTATTTCTTTAAGCGGGGGCACTGGACTTAAACTCCAAGTAAAAATAGAACCAAAATTTGACGATTCGGGAACGTCCACAGTATTCTCAGGTACTGAATGGACTATACTAAACATCATGGATCCTGGAACAGGGTATACATTGAATGATACTACCCAATTGTCTTATGCACATACTCATCCTGATAATAGTACAACTACACTATCCGTTAATATTAAACTTAGTGCCGTTGGTGATGTAGAGATTGTTAACCCTCAATCAGGGTTTGATAGACTAGTTGAGGGTGATACTCTTAATGGTCATAAGATTTTACGTGCATTTCATACTGATATTAACAATTTTCCCTATCATGTGGTGTATTTAGATGGTGCAGGGAGCGATTTTACCAAAGAAACGCAGTATACATCGTCTAGAAGTCACCAAATTACCGCAAAAGCGGGTTATGGCATCAAAGATCGGGCAATTTTGATCGGAATTTACGAATTTTTGGATAAATCCGTCCAATTTGTTACTGCAAGACTCACAAAAGGTGCTCCAGACCTCTTTAATACGCTAAAACAACCAAATTGTAACGTTACAGTTACAAATGGAGTAGTTACGGGGGTATCTATAACTGATGGCGGTGAAGGGTGGAATCAACTAACACAAGAGCCTATACTAGAGATAACAGCACCTAAAATACCTAAGCGAAGTGTAGGTTCTATCTACCAAGCAGGTGAACTGGTTGATGGTGAAGAGGAACCAGCAAAGAAAAATGCTTCTGTAAAGGGTATTTTCACGTCAGGTGTGCTAACTGGTGTTCAAATTCTTGATGGCGGTAAAGGATACCCAGATGATTACCCTCCTCAGATATGGGTGAGGAACGTTTTTAAGGAAAATCCAAAAACATTAGGTGTTTCTGCGTATGATGCGAACACACCAAACATAAAAAGAGGTATCCTTAAGGCGTATGCGGAAGAAGGATTGAAGATTAGTAATGAATCATACGCACATTGGGATAATTATAATGATAATTTAAAAGCATCCGTTACTGCTAAGAGCATTGACGCTGCTTATAGTGTTGATAAAGACCCATCAGTTGATAGATATCATGAAATTGGTCAACGGAAGTATACAAAAGACGTAATTGATAATCTACGTCAATTCCATGATAATGATAGGAATAAGGGATATGTAGATAAAGTAGGTCTTCAAGACCTATCTGCTACGTATAGGGACATGTTAAAGAACCATGTAGAGGACATAGATAAGCATTGGAATGGTGTTCTTGACAAATATACACAAGAGAAGGTACCCGAAAAGGTAAAATATGATGCTAACTATGTTCAGACAATACAAGGAAGTCTTACTCAGTTACCTTATGCTACGGAGAATACTAAATATTTGTTAAAGCAGTATCGTGCTGATCCTACTCAACATGATACGATAACAATCGAGCTTAGTTGTAAGCCTACTAATGCGGGATGTGCACATATTAATTGTAATGCACCTGCAGGAACTACGCCAAACCCTAATACTAGCACTAGTACTGACGGAGATGGTAATACAGTTGTTACAACATTGACGTATACTATGTCTAATATGTTAGGTGATGGGTGTAAAGAGTGGACTGCAAAGGGAGATTGTAAAATATATCACGATTTAACTAGATCAATGGAGACATTTGATCGTGCAGTTAAAGCTTATGGTAATCCTTATTCGTAAAAAATAACTATGGCAAGAGGAGCAGCACTATACGTTGGTAATTGTAGCGGTCATGGAAGAGCAACTAGTGCATTTCATCACCCTGGATTAGGTGGTGGTATCTTAGGTGGATGCCGTCACGCAACTTTAGCGGGTCAAATTGTTAATAAACCGCTTAGATTGACAAATAGTGTTGCTATTTGGCCACCTGAACCGCAAAGACCCGCAGGAGAAACTGTAACAGACGTAGTAATTAACGATAAAATACCTATAGTTGATCAGGATGAGCTCATTAGACACCCTACTCCAACTAAATTTGGTACAGTTTCCATTGGTTTTAAGTGTTTTTGTATTCGTAGAACACCTGCTTGGCATTGTACGGACGGAGATAGTGGAGGAAGAGAACCTTCAGATGGTCATATACGGAAATTATACTCAACTACGAAGACAGTTTTCGTAAATGGTAAACTTTTAGGTAGAATAGACGATCCACTTGGTAATGATACTACAAAATATCCGTGTAAATCCGTTGTTTCTGGTTCAAGTGAAGATGTATTTGTCGGAAACTAAAAATGTGCTATAATATAAGAACAATATATTGATTAATCATGGCAAAAGCGTCAAGTGGTATAAGTGGTGGCGATTTTATTCAATCACCACCTAAAAAGACTAGACAAGGAAGAGGAAAGCATACAAAATATGCCGCAACCTCTAGAAATGGAGCAAAAAAGAGATATCGTGGGCAAGGTCGCTAAATAATAGTTAGTTATTATGCTAGTGTGATGTACAAAGCATTACCAGACGGACTATTCATATCAAATAGTCCTATTTCAGGACAAGGATTGTTTTCTAAACTACCTATAGAAATTGGTACTGAATTAGGTATGTCACATCTTGTTATCAACGATGAAATTTATAGAACGCCATTAGGAGGATTCATTAATCATTCTCCTTTTCCAAATTGTGAGAAATATAAGGTAGATAACAAATATTATGTGAAAGTCATTACTCCCATTAAACCGATGGAGGAATTGACGCTAAATTACACATTTTATAAAGTTTAATGGCACTAAAAGACATTACGAATAAGGAATTTACGAAATCTAGAAGTTTCAAGGATATTGCGGTGTCTTTTGCTAAAAATTCTTTTACTGACGACGCAGCTATCGTGAAAAATGAAAATTCGATAAAACAGTCTGTAAAAAACCTAGTTTTGACTCAAATGGGTGAAAAACCATTTCAACCTACTAAAGGATGTCGTGTTAATGCTCTTCTTTTTGAACCACTAGATCCCTTTACTGCTGATGCATTAAAGGAAGAAGTACTAAATACCATTAGGCAATATGAACCAAGGGTAAAGATTAGTGACTGTACGGTCACTCCAATAATTGAAAGTAACAAAATCAATATTTCTATAACATATAGAGTTGTAGGATTACCTATAGTGGAAACAATAGCATTTATTTTACAGAGACCTGAATAATGCAACCGAATAATTTAACAGCATTAGACTTTGAGGATATCAAAGCTTCTATTAAGTCGTACCTAAGAACTAGAACCGAATTTAGTGATTACGATTTTGATGGTTCTACTTTAGCATATTTAATTGATACTTTATCATATAATACCTATTATACAGCATTTAATGCAAATATGGCATTAAATGAAGTATTCTTACCATCAGCAACTATTAGAGATAATGTTACTAATATTGCAAAGCTTTTAAATTATACTCCACGATCAATCATTGCTTCTAAGGCATTTATTGAATTGACATGCCCAACACAATTAATAAGTGGAGAATATCCATCTACCGCTACTTTACCAAAAGGTGCAGTTGCTGCAGGTGGAAATTATATATGGAATACTCTTGAAGATATTACTGTAAATGTAGATCAGACCACTGGAGATGCAATATTTAAATGTGTTCCGATATATGAAGGACAATCTGTAACTTTTAGTTATGTTGTTAATACTTTTGCGAAACAAACTTATAGAATACCTGCTGAAGATGCTGATGTTTCTAAGTTAGTTGTTAGAGTAAAACCAAACGAATCATCTACCGCTTCAGACGTTTATAATAGGGTTGATAATGTTACTAACCTAACTGGTATAAGTAGGGTCTACTTCCTCTCTGAAGGCGAGGATATGAGGTATGAGGTGAGGTTTGGTGATGATAGTGTAGGTAGAGCAGTAAAAGATGGTGAAGTTGTAGAATTATCGTATATTGTTACTGATGGTGCTGCAGCTAATGATGTTGCGAAATTCAATTTTGTAGGAAAAGTAAATGATAATAATGGAAATTCTTATGGTCCAGCTTTTGTTTCGTTAGAAACTAGAAATAAGTCATATCTTGGGGAATCTGCTGAAAGTATTGAATCAATTAAATACAATGCACCCAGATTTTATGCTTCTCAATATAGAGCAGTAACAGCACAAGACTATGCAATTATCACTAAAAACATCTATACTAATGCAGATACTGTTATAGCATATGGTGGAGATTCATTAAATCCTCCGACTTATGGAAAGGTTTATATTGCTGTTAAAACAAAGACAGGATCTAATCTAAATGATGCTACTAAAAAGGATTTACAAGATAAATTAAGATCATATTCTATGGCATCTATTGATCCTGTAGTAATAGATCCTGATGATGTATATGTCTATATCAAACTATTTGCTCAATATGATACTGGAAGAGGTAATACTTCTGAAATACAATCTAATATACAAAAAGCAATTGGTGATTGGGCAGCACAGACTAAGATAAACAATTTCAATTCTACATTTAGATTAGGAGCATTTGAAAAGGCAGTTACTTTATCAGATAATAGTATTGCTGATGTTTCTTCTCAAGTTAGTATCTTAAAATATATTAAACCAACAAGCAATCAAACTAATACGTATTGTATTTCTACTGGTGCTGGATTGTATAATAGTGCTCCAAGTAATACTAGTGGAGATGGTGGTACAGGTACAGGTGATGATAACGTTTGTAAGAAAGAACCTGTGTTATTATCAGGAACTTTTAGAACTGATACTCGACCAGGTGTAGATCAACAATTTGAAGATGATGGATTTGGTAATTTAAGAATGTTCTATAATACAGGAACAAGAAAAATCTATACAAGTGACTCTGCTGGATCAGTAAATTATGATACTGGTCAAATATGTTTTGGACCAGTTAATATTGTTGGTACTGGTTCTAATTTACCACCTTCAACTGCTACTACTATAACAGATCCTATTAGTGGAGCAGGGTCAATAACAGATCCTACTGGTCTTCCTACAGATTTAAAAATCCCTGTTAATTTAATACCAGCAAACAATTCAACTATTCCTGCTTCAACTCCTGGAACTATTGTTAATATTGTCTCACCTGAAGTAACTGTTGCTCCAATTGGAACTACTCCACCTGCCACAATTCCACTAAATAGTTTGACACCGACGACGTTCAATCAAACTCCTTCTGTAGTTGAAGTTCCAGACTTGGCAAATGCGGGTGCAATTAATACTTCTAGTTGTTTCTAATTAGATGACGAATATCAATAAAGTTTCTCAATCTATTAATACACAGGTACCAGATTTTATAGAATCTGATTACCCGTTATTCAATAAATTCATTGAATATTATTATAGATCTCAGGAGAAGACGGGCTTAGGTCAGAATATAATTAATAACTTCCTTCAGTATCTTAATATTGATAAGTTAGATATAGGTATTCTAGATGGAACAACTAAAATTGTCGAACCGATTACTGCTAGTAGTCAATCGATTGTTGTAGAGAGTGTTGATAAGTTTTTAAGCAATAATGGTTCAGTTTTAATAGGTGATGAGGTAGTATATTATGAAAAAACAACTGCTGCACCAAATATTGCGTTAAGTCCAGGTATTTCTTATGAGCAAGTAAAATTAAAATGGACTGATCTTGCTAGTCATATCAATGATTTTGACGGATCTACACAAAGTTTTTCATTAACATCACAATCTGCTCCTGTTGCTGTACCTTCTGCACAACATATTATTGTAAGTGTGTATGGTGACGTATTAGTTCCTGGAATAGATTATACAATTAGTGGCACTGATATTGTTTACACTCAAGCACCTAGAACAAGACTTCCTGCAGATGATTCTTCTTCAACATATATTTTCTTCTTAAGTGGATTTGTTGAGAATACTATTGTAGGAACAGATAATTTATCTGGTTCTTTTGGGGATTCTAAGACAGAATTTGCTCTTACTAGAAATGGTATTTCATATGAACCTCTTGTAGATGAATATATTCTTGCTGTTTACGATAATAAACTTCTTATACCAAAAGTAGATTTCTTTCTTGATGGATCTAAATTTATCTTTAAAGAAGCACCTTTAAATGGTAGATATTTGTCAGTATTTTCAATTGAAGCTCCTATTCCTTCTTTTGGTAGTGGTGCTATAGGATATGCACGTGTAGATGATTCTGGTAAACTTACTGGTATTGAAACTAGTGTAACTGGTTCTTTATATCAATTTGAGTATCCTCCAAAAGTTTCTATTGGATCTGATACTGGTAGTGGTGCATCTGCTACAGCACTTGTTAATGGTATTAAATCTTCTACATTATTATCTGGTGGTAGAGGATATAGTGATACAAATCCTCCTCGTGTGGTAATTGAGAATCCTACTAAAACAGGATCTCAAATTGCAGAATTAAAGGCAACTGTTACTAATGGAGAGATTAGTAACGTTGAGATCACCAATTCTGGTAGTGGATATACATTTACACCTAGAGTTACTTTCAAACAACCTGGAGGGGCAAAATTAGCAACTCCTACGATGCTTGGAGGTAGTATTTCTGGTGGAATTACTATTACTGATAGTGGATCTGATTATTCTACAGTTCCTAGCATATATGTTGATGAACCAACGGGTGATAATCCAATTAGAGCATCATTACAAGCAGTTTTAACTGATGGTAAGATTACAAGTATTACAGTATTAAATGCTGGTCAGGGTTACTTATCAACACCTAGAATTGCTGTTATTGATCCAGTAGGAGCACAAATATTAGAAACTAAAGTCGATGGAGATGGTAGGGTAACATCTGTTGAATTACTTGATGGTGGTAGTGGATATAATGATGTTCCTTCAGTCTATATTGTTGATAGTAGAGTAGATGCTGTTGGTAATTATATTGGTGGAGTAGGTGCAACTGCATCTGCAGCAATATTTAACGGCAAAATTACTGATATTAATATTGTTAATTTTGGTAGTGGGTATAGTGCAGATTCACCACCAAAAATTGTTATTCAAAGTCCACCTGAAGCAGAATGTTCTGTTATAATTGGTGTAAATGAAGTTACTGGTTTTAATATAAACCGTAGTGGTGATAAGTATACTAAGGCATCATTTGAAGGATGTGCTAGAGCTGCTAGTGGTATTGTTGAATACACTGAAACTGGTAATGCAGTATTTTCTAATAATACTACCGCATCTGCAGCAGTAGTGGATACTGAAGTAAAATGTCTAGATGCTTTATTCGTTAAACGAATATTAGATAAGTATACAGAACAATTTCTTCCTGATGTACCAGAATTAGATTATAAAAAGATTGATGTACGTACTGCAATCCAAACTATAAAGCAATTTTATAGTACTAAAGGTACTTCTTTCAGTATTGCATATTTGTTTAAGTTATTATATGGTGAACAGGTAAGTGTTTCTTATCCAAAAGATCAAATTATTAAACCATCCGCTTCTACATGGTCTATTGACACTATTTTACGTTCAACATTAGTTAGTGGAGATCCAACTAATATTAAGGATGGTCTTTTAACACAAGAAGAAGATATTGCTGATACTAGTATTAAATCTGCTAGTGCTCTTGTAGAAAATTATATTTCTATTAAAACCTCAGAAGTTGAGATTTTTGAATTAGTTCTTTCTGAAGAAACGATTAATGGTACTTTTGTTGTTCCTTATAAGACAAAACTTGCTGAACCACTAGGATTTGAGGATAGTGTTATAACAGTTGACTCTACTATTGGTTGGCCAGAAAGAAATGGAGAGTTTGTTATAGGAGAAGGTACAACAACAGAAGTTGTTCAATATAAAGAAAAATCATTAAACCAGTTTATTGAGTGTACTCGTTCGGTTAATGGTACTGTTGAAGACTGGGATTCTGCTACTGAAGTAGCATCAAATTTCAATGTTTATGTAAATAAGGGAACTGCACAAGAAGTTGTACTTAATGTTGTAGGTATAGTTGATGCTCAACAAACAACACTAACTGATACTGGTTCTTATTACTTACCTGGAGATAAATTAAGTGTTTCTAAGCTGGGAGGAACAAGTGTCTTACCAGAACTTACTACTTGGTTATATAACGTTAAAAAGCTTATTGAAGTAACACAAGTTCAGTTTGGTGGTATTGATGATAGATATGCTACTATAACATGTTCTAATCCTCATGGTTTATTGGTTGGGGATCAGGTAACTGTTTATGGTGCTAACCCAATTCTTTATAACGGAACTTTCCTTGTAACTTCTAGGGATAGTGAAACAGTTTTCCAATATCAACTTCCACAACCAGCTCAAGTTATTCCTCAAGGTAATATTTTAGTATCAGTTGACCTTAATTTAGGTAAATCTGATAGTTCTGCTGTTTTAAATGCTATTGGTCCTTATACGACTAATATTCAAAATACATTTTTTAATGATAGTCACGTTTATATTGCTTCTACAGGTATTCCTAACTATAAAATTGGTCCTTTTCCTGGATCTGCACTTCTTCCAGGTAACCAACGTAAATTAAATAGGTTTCCATTAGCACCTCAGACTATTTCAACTAAAAATATTATTAATCCAGGTCCAATTGGAACATGGGTTAATGGTGTTTCTGTATGGTCATATAAATCTAGTACTACCAAGACTTTTGGACCTGTTACAGGTATTGCTACAACAACTACAGGTTCTGGATATGATGCTGCATCACCTCCTGTTATCACAATTAGTGGTGGCGGTGGAACTGGAGCAACTGCATCTGTAATCGTTGATGGTTCTATTAGTGAAATTACAGTAACATCAGGTGGTTCTAATTACACATCTTCTCCTCTAGTATCAATTGTTGGTGGAGGTGGTTCTGGTGCTGCTGCAACTGCTATTATAACAAAAGGGTCAGTATCTCGTATTCTAATGAATTCTGGAGGTTCTGGATATACTTCTCAACCTTCAATTACTATTGTTGGTGGTGGTGGAACTGGAGCAACTGCTACAGCATCTGTTAGAGGACCAATTAAACAAGTTGATGTTGATACTGGTGGTGAATCATATACATCAAGTCCAACTGTTACTTTAAGTTCTGGTGAAGGTGCAGTTGCACAAGCAATTGTAAATGATGGAAGAATTATTTCAATAGCAATAATTTCTGCTGGACAAGGATATACTACAGCACCTACAGTGTCTATACAAGGTGTAGGTTTTGGTGCTATAGCACGTGCTACTATTGATGTAGATGGTGAAAATGCTGGTAGAGTTACAGGAATTGAAATTATAAACAGAGGTATTAACTATGTTCAAGGTACTACTATTATTACCTTAACATCTGTAGGATCTGGTGCAACATTTACACCTTCTGTATTCCAATGGAGGTATAACTTAGATAAATCATCAACCTTTGATGGTGCAAAAGGTGGAGTATTTGAAGGATTTAATAATCAATATGGAGGTGAATATGCTCACCTTGCAAACCCTCAAACTTTAAGATATATTTTAGGTGATAATTTATATGAAAATAATTCTGGTCTTATTAAAGAACAGGAATCAAATCTCGAACACTCTCCTATAATTGGATGGGCATTTGATGGTAATCCAATTTATGGACCTTATGGATATACTGATCCTACTGATCAGGGATCTGTTATGAAAAAATTGGATACTTCATATCAAATAAAACCTGCTATAGTTTATAATGCAATAACTAATCCATATCCAGTAAGAACATCTGGTCCTTTACTTACAGATGAAAGTGCTGGTAACTTTATTGAAGATTATGAGTATGTCTTTGGTCTTGGTGATTTAGACCAATATAATGGTCGTTTTTGTAAAACACCAGACTATCCAGGTGGTAGATATTGCTACTTTGTTACTATCGATTCTACAGAAGATGGTAATCCTCTTTTCCCTTATGTTATAGGTCCAAATTTCAATTCTGTAGTTGATATCTGGAACCTTGGTGAAGGTGCTACACAACAGAATATTCCTACTGGGGTTGTTCGTTACAGAGATCCTTATGAGAATGTTGATATTGATGTTGAAAGGGCACCTAATGCTTCTACAAATGCTATAACTACCGAATCTGGTGATATTTTATTATTCGATCCAGAAGATGATAACAATGATGGTGTTATTACTCAAGATGAGATTGATAATCCAGATCAATTATATGAAGAATCACCATTACAATTATTTGATTACTTCCCTAAAGTTAGATTCGATTCTAAGGTTGATATCGAAGTTGAAACTACGACTAAATTTGAAGATGCTTCTGTAACTGGATTCACAGTTGAAAACCCAGGTACTAGTTATCAGGTTAATGATATTTTAGTATTTGACAATGCTAATACTGATGGAACTGGAGTTTCTGCTAGAGTTTCTAAAATTACTGGTGAAACTGTATCATCATATTCTTTTGAGAATGTTGGTGGGCAGAATTATGGTGTTTTAAAAACTGCAGTTCCTCATAATATATCTCCTGGAGATACTGCTTTTATTGATTATAATCCTATCATGGATGATACCAATAAAACATTTGTTGTACGTCAATTCAAGGGTATTGAACAAGTTGTAATTGATCAAGCAGGATCTGGGTATGATGAGGAAATACCACCATCAATTATTATAGATGGTGATGGCATTAAAGGTGAAATTCAGGCAGTTGTAACTTCTGTTGGATCAATTAATACTGTTAATATTCTAAATTCTGGTTCTGGTTATACTCAAAACCCTCGTGTTATTTTAAGTCATCCACAAGTTTATAAGAAGGCAGATTATTATATCTCCAAGATGGTGAATAATGATTATGTAAAAATTAATGATAGTTATGTAAATGATGCTAAAGAGACTTATATTTGTGGTAAAACAAAAGATAGTCTTGGAAATGAAGTTGCTTTTGTATCTAAGTTCTCTTCTTTGGGTATTAAAGAATGGGAGAAGACATTAGAAAGTGATAGTGGATTAGAATATACAGAATGGCAAAAAATGTCTGTAGAAGGCACTGATATTTGGTTAGTTGGTGTTAATAAGCCAAATAGTCAAATTCTAAATGCTTATAACCCAGATATTATTTTAGCGAAGTATATTCAATCTGCTGATGGATTAAGTGCTGCTTTATCTTTCCAAAAAGGATATGCTGGTATTTCTGGTTCAAATCGTGCTGATTATGTAAGTGCTGTTAAGAAATATTCTGATACTCGTTATGTTATTGGTGGATATACAAATACAAACTCACTTTATCCTGATGATGCTTTCTTAGCATCTATTGATACAACAGGTAATTTTGCTATTAAGAGAAAGATAGCATCTTCTACTAAGTCTGAAAGAATTACTGATTTAGTTGTTTTAGGTGATGATATCTACTTTATCATGGAAACTTCAACGGATGCTAATGCTGCCGATACTAATGTTGTTTTTGGTAAGGCAACTATTGGTCTTAGTGCTATTGAAGTTGAATGGACTAAGGAATTAAGCAATAGTGTATATTCTTTCCTTGATACTAGTATTTGTGTTGATGAATTTAATGAGTTCTATATTACTGCCACATGTCAACAAAAGGCAAATGATACTACTCAAGATAGTTTATGGGTTTGTAAATTAAGTAATATAGGATCAATTATATGGAATAAGCGTTATGTAATGCCAGATACAGGAATTACTGCTGTTAATAAGGGTGTAATTGACATTTTTGGTGATCTTAACATTGGATATTCACAAACAAGTTCTACTAACGGATATTCAAAAGTAGGAACAATTAAGGTTGGATATGATGGTGTTATGAAGAAACATACCACCAATGAGTTTAATAAGAACAATATTGAAGGACTTAAGATACATTCATTATCTGTAGATAATTCTGGTGATGTTTATTCCTATGGTCAAACAGTTTGGAATAGAAACGAATTTATATTCAAGTTTGATTCTGGTGAAACTACAGATACTACAGGACATTATACTCCAACCTTTATAGGTACAGGAGATGCCTTAGCATTAGATTCTACTAATGGACTAGTTAAATTTTTAGGTAGAGATACTATTAATACTGCTACTTGGGAAAATGCTGCTATTCAGTTTACTGCTGCTTCTTTAGGGACTAGACTTGCTCAAGATTGGACTATGGAGTTCATGTTGTATAAAGATGGTACTCTTACCAATACACATGGGCAAAATTCAGAAACTTTAATTGGTATTGGAGATGCTACCGATACTACAGGTGGTTTATGGTTGTATTATGATCAAACTACACCTAGTAATGGAGCATTAACTTTAGTTGTTACTAATAGCACAACTGCACTTAATGCTGCAGGTAGTGCATTAACTTCAACAGTTACAACCATGTATGCTGATAATACATGGCAATTTATTGGAATTAAGAAAGCAGGTGATTTATTTACGGTATATGTAAATGGTATATCTGTTATAAGTGGTACACTTGCTGCAACTTCTTTAGGTAATAAGGATTTATGGATTGGTAACCAACCAGGATGGTCTGGTACAACAGGACAATTCCAGTCAGGTCAACAAGGACAATGGTGGTTAGATAATTTACGTTTAAGAAATAGAGCAATTACACCGACAGTTCCAGCTGATATCGTTGTTTTACCTCTTGTAGGTGCTTTTGCTCCAACATATGATTGGCAAGATGATGCTTGGTTTACTGCTAATTTAAATCAATATGATTATCTTGATTATGTTGGTTGGGGTTTAAAATCTGATAAGAATTCAGATTCTGATAGATTGGGTGATAAAGGACTACAAACTAATACACAATTAGGATTTGCTCGTACTGCAGTTACTCCTGTTGTGGGATCTACACTTACTGTTACTAATACTGGATATGCTTTAGGTAGTGCTGGTTTCCAGACTTTAGATTTTGATGATGCTACAACATCAATGAATCAAGATACTGAAACATTGGTTCATACTAGTGATCTTTGGAGTTCTAGAACATCTACAGTTCCTTCTCCAGGTTCATCAAAACTTAAAGTATCTGCTGTAGTTAAAGACAAATATTACTTTAAAGTAACTAATACAACTAAGATTGATAATGTTCAAGAACTTACCATCAATCAAGACTTTATGTTTACAGTTGGTGCAAAACTACGTTTAAATAATGATTCTGGTACCTTTGTTAATAGTGGTTATATCCTTAGAAAGGATGATGCTAATAATAAAGTGTATGTTGCTGTTAATAATAATGAATGGACTAATGATACTAATACAGGATTCTTATTAACTGAACAATTTGATGAAGCAAGTTCTTATGGTATTGTTGGACCAGTTCCTGATGATACTAATGAAATTGTAGATTATACTTTCACTTTAGTAGATAATACAACTCCAGGAACATTTGATATTGATTTAGACAAATATAATTTAGATGGAACTTATAATGCTGGTGGATCACAGAATTTAGATAGTTATGCTAAATTTAAACCTTTTTCAATCGCTGATTACAGTATAAAAATTGAAGAAGTATCTGGTGGTTCTAGTTTTATTCCAGGTTCTGTTATTGATATTAATACTGGTGATATATCATTTAATGCTTCTTATAGCACAGCACAAATTATTAATTTAACTGGTGTCTTAAAGATAAGTCTAACTGCTAATTTAACAAAGATTCTTCAAGTTACTAATGTTGCTAATACAGATGAAGTTTATGTAATTACTGCTACTGGTCATTATCTCTCTGCTGGAGAAATGATTTATGTTGATGGTAACCCAACACAAGAACTTAGTGGTACTGCTTATGATGAATATGATGGATCATTTACAGTTGATAGTGTTATAAGTTCATTAGAATTCATTTATAAGTTACCAACTGCTGCTCTTACAAGTCCTGCAACATCTGCTGGAGGAGTTAGTGTCTTTGCTAAATCTCCTGTCCTTCAAATGTACTATGGACACCAGTATTTGTTTGACATGAGTCATTCTTCACTTGCTGGTGCAAACCTATCCTTCTCTAAGGATAACTTGTATAAGTTGGAATATTCATTCAACTCAATTGAAAGAATTGGAACTCCTGGATTAACTGGAGAAGGACAACCTACACCTACAGTTAAACTAAAAGTAGATAATGATATTGTAACTAATATATCATATTATTTCGATCCATCTAGATTGGGAGATGATTCTCCAATATCAGAAGGTGCATATCTTGATATTGTAGATTCACCTTATCTTGGAAACTTTACTATTACTAGTATTAGTGGTGCAACTATTACAACTGGTGCTGATACATTTAAATTTAAGTTGGCAAACGAACCTGAAGGAAATGCTGCTGTAGCACAAACAACATATAGTACAAGTTCTTTAGCTGCTGTTGGTAAGATATCTGATATTAGAATAGTTAATGCTGGTGGATTCTATTCTAAATTACCTATTATTACTGGTATTCAGTCAACTAGACAAATTGAAAGAGTTCAAATTAAAGAACCAGGTACTGAATATGCAGTTGGTACTTATAATCAAATTCCTATTGGTGGTGATGGTGAAGGTGGATTAGTTACTATTACAGTTGCTGATGGTCAAGATGCTGAAGGAGTTACTATTCCTGGTCAAATTCAAGAAGTTGTTGTTACTTCGCCAGGTAAAGGTTATACAACTGCAACTATTGATGTCGAATCTATAGATGGTATTCTTGGAGCAGGATTAGCTGGTTCTGGTGCAGATTTAGAAGTTGTTATTCCTCCATTTGGTACTGGTGCATCTATCTTTACTAAGGGTAATAAAGTTGGTAAGATTAAGAAACTTAAGAATAATAACTTTGGTTATGATTATTCACATGATTATACCTTACGTCCTGAAATTACATTCCCAATTAATGCACAATTAACTTCCACAAGTATACTTGATAGTATTACTGTTACTGATCCAGGTTCTGGATATTCACAAGCACCTGCTGTTGTAATTACAGGTGGTGGTGGATCTGGTGCTGTCGCAGAAGCAACTATTAAGAATGGTCGTATTGATCAAATTTTAGTAAAAGATTCTGGTGCTGGATATTCTTCTACACCAGCAGTTGAACTAAAATCATCATTTAACTATGTTGTAAACCTTGACTTGGGATTATTCCAATTTGCATTCCCACATGGAATTGTAAATGGTGCTGAAGTTACTCTTAATGTAGTTGACACTGGTGATGGTGCTGATTTCCCATTATCTTCTGGAGCAACTGGTCGTTTAAATGGTACTACAACTTATTATGCTATTACAGGTACTGCTAATTCACTAGAAGATGATCAATTAAAACTTGCTATTACTGCTTCCAATGCTTCACTTGGAGATGCACTTGGATTTGTTAATGCTGGTGAAGGAAGACAACAAATATTAACATCATCATTTGGTGGTGCTGCAGAAGCAAATGTTATTACTTCTACTTTCTTAGAAGGAGAATTAGTGTATCAAGGAGATTCATTAGAGGTTGCTACTGCAACTGGATATGTTTCTACTAACTCTGGTTGGCAAATTGGACCTAGAATTCTTAAAGTTGTTGATTATACTGGTAGTTGGCTAGAAGGTCAAAGACTTACTGGTGTTATTTCTAAATCTTCTGGTATTATTAGTGATCTTGCAATTGCTAAAGGTGTATTAGAAATTGGTTCTATTACTAGAACGACTGGTCAATTCATTGATGATATTGGTAAACCTTCTGAAATTATTCAAAAGATACAAGACTCTTATTATTATCAAGATTTCTCTTATGCTGTTAAGTCTGCAGTATCTATTGGTGAGTGGAAAGAAATTCTTCTTAAGAATGTTCACCCTGCATCATTTAAAGTATTTGGTGAGTTAAATCTTAATGAATATGGTCTTATACCAAATAAAGAAACTGCTTTCCAATTAACTAAGTCAGTTGAACTTGCTAGACAAGCAACAGTTCCAAATATTCAAAGTTTTGCTTTAGTTGAACCAATTTATACAGAATTTAATAATACTGAAGTTTTATTCCGTCAAAAGAGATTAACATCTTCTGAGAATATCTTAACCTCTGTTGTTCAACGTGTAGATGATATTTCAACTTTATTTGATGGTGAAAGGATTGCTTTCCCATTAACAGTTGATCAAAATACAATTGTTGCTAATGCTAATCAGCTAATGATTGTATTGAATGGTATTGTACAAACTCCAGATACAGCATTTAAGATTGAAGGAGATTCTATTGTTTTTGCTGATCCTCCTCAACCACCTGCTAGTGTTAAGTATGTAAGCGTAACTATTAATCAGATTGCTACAGTTAGACTAACATTTACAAATATTAGTGGAATATTCCCAACTGTAGGTAATAGTCTTGTAGGTACTGCAAGTACAGCAAGACTAATTGTTACTAAGGTAGAAGGTAATGACATATATGGATACATTACTGAAGGAACATTTATACCAGGAATTCCTTCTGGAGAATTATGTACAGTTAGTGCTACTGGATTCTCTGCAAACCTTACAGGTCAATTTGCAGTTGCTAATATTGGATTATTTACATATGGTGAAACTGTTACTAACTTAACTGGAGATATTGCAAAAGTTGAAGAGGTTAACTTAGAATCAGGTTCTGAAACACCACTTGCTAAGTTACGTTATACTATAGGTGCTTCAACTACTAGTTTTGAAGTTATTTCTAATACACTAACTGATGATTCTCCAGTTCCAGCAGGAACATTTGAAACTTCTAAGAAGTATCAGTTTGGTGCTGAAATATTCTTAGTTAATAGTATTGCAAATAATACAGAATCTACAACTCTTAGTGTAACAAGAGCACAAGATGGTACTGCTGCAGTTTCACAGCAAGAAGATATTCCAATTTACGGAACTGATATTAGTGTTACTAATACTCTTACTTTAAGTAAAACAACTGGTACTTATAAGTCTACACCAGGTCTTTATGATATTCAATTGAATGATGTTATTATTGGTGCTGGATCTGGAGTAGTTGCAAGTATTACAGCAACCCAAACATATAAAGATCCAGTTACGAATGAATTTATTGAACAGGTTAATATTTCTCCAGGATCATCTTTCTTTGGATTATTGTTCAATAGAATTACTTCTCAAACATATCCAAACGTTGTTCTTGATGATATATCTAAGTCTCAAGTAAGTATTGTTAAATATGATGATAATGCAACGGCTTTTAACTCTCAATTCCCATCAAATGAGCAGATTAACAACATAGTTGTTCCTTATGATAATCCTAGTGGTTCTTTAACAACTGGTGAGATTATTCGTAACTATAAGATGGAATATGGTAATAATGATGGTGAATTTATTGCTACTGAACCAGGAAGAGTAAGAAGATTAACATTTAGAGAAAAACTTGGTACTGGATTCTTCTCTCAAGGACATGTAATAAGAACTCGTGATACAAAAGCAGAAGTTATTGGTTATAACCAAGCACGTAATACAATTTACCTTGGTAAGATTGGAAGAACTCAAGCAAATGGACAAGATATTCATACAGCAACCTTTAAGGGTAGTGCACAAATAGATACTGCTCAGAAGAAATATGGTGGTGCATCATTATTACTTGCTGCTGCATCTTTTGATTATATTAATATTCCATCTAGTGCTGAAACTGCGTTTGGTGCTGATGCATTTACTATTGAAATGTGGGTGAGATCTGCAACTAGTTCTTTATCTGGTACAGCAACACTTCTTGATGGTAGAGTATCTGCAGCATCTGAAATTGCTCCAAGATTATATCTTGAAGCTGGACAACTAAGATACCATGTTAATGGATCTGATTTGGTTACATCTGGTGCAACAACATTAAACAATGATGTTTGGTACCATGTATGTGTTCAAAGATCATCTACTACAGTTAAGATATTACTTAATGGTGCTGAAGTAGGTACTGGTACAGATAGTAGTTCTTATGTTTCTAAACCAGTAAGAATTGGTTGTGATTATACTGGTGCTAATGGGTTTAGTGGTAATATTGATGAATTTAGATTATCTAATACTAACAGGTATACATCATTACCATTTGCTCCTCAAGATGGTATTTTCCAAGGAGATGCAAATGCTAAGATGCTCTTCCACTTTGATGGTATTGATGGACAAACTTGGTCTAATGATTGGTCTGGTACTGAAGCATTTACATCAAATGAATACTTCAATAACGATTCAATATTAGAAAGTACACGTATTTCTGGTGCTCATATTTACGTAGGTGGCACAGTATCTAATGCTATAACAATAACTGCTGGTGCAGTTCAGAAAGATGTAACTGATGCAACATATAATCCTATAACTGGTGATTTAGTACTAACAATAGGATCTCATAGTTTTACTACTAGTGATACAGTTACTATTGCTCAATCTTCACTAACATTTACATGTTCTAAAGATGGACATTCAACAAATCATTCTTATCCAAGAACTACTGATCCTGCATATAATACTGCTATAGCAATTACTGGAGTATCAGCAACTACTCTTACAGTTAATGTTGGTATTGCAAAAGTTCCTGCTGGATTTGCAAATAGATCACAGAGATATATTAATGCTTCAATCCTAATAGATGCTAATAAAGATTTCATTGCTAATGAAGCAGTCTATATTATGAAGCAAGTATTCCCTTCATTTACCATTATTGGAGGAGAAATTAATTGTGAAGATGATGTTCGTGATATTTTAACTTCTGTTATTTCTGACCTTAGAAATGGTAGTAATAGTAGTATATGGGATGCTGCTGCATTCTATGTTGATCGTACACAGAATCCTGTTGCTTTACGTCAAATTGAAAATGAAATACCACAAAGTCTTTTTGTAATTAATAAGGTTGAAGAGATGGTTAAGTATATCATCAATAATGAACTTTGGGATATACAAGGAGATCATGGTTTAGCACAGATAACAGATACAACTATAACCGAGTCTGGTTATTCAGGATTAACACAATTTACACCAACTGATGCTACTTACTCTCCATCAACAGGTGATTTAGTACTAACAATAGGATCTCATAGTTTAACTGGTCCTACAGAACTTTCTCCTATTGATGCTTCTTATAGTGCGACTACAGGATATTTAACATTACAAGTTAATAATCATCAACTTCCTGTTGGAACTAAAGTTAAGATTAAAGAGAATTCTCTTGTAATGAATTGTACCTCTGATGGTAATACCGTTGATCAGAGTTATCCAAGACCTGATGATCCTGCTGCCCAAGGTTGGTTAGAGATATCTAATATTCAGACTAATACTTTTGATGTATTTGTTGGTAAATCACCTACAGTTAATTACACACCTACTGCTGGAACTTATGATGGTGAAACTGGATGGTTAACTATGAACATTGGTGATCATAGTTTACGTACTGGTAGTAAGTATACAGCGAAGAGTGCCACATATACTGCTGGTACTGGTGTTCTATCTGTTACAGTTGACACTCCTATTTTTGATGTAACAGATGCAAAATATAATCCTATAAGTGGTGAGTTAGAATTAATAATAGGTACTCATAGTTTAACTAAGGGTAATAAAGTTAATATTAAGCAAGATTCATTATCATTCACATGTTCGATGAATGGAAATGAAACTACTAAAACTTATCCAAGAACTACTGATCCTGTATATAATCAATCTATTAAAATCACAGATGTTACTGCAACATCAATAACAGTAAACGTTGGTACAACAACTAATACTGAACATGATGTAACTAATGCTACTTACAGCACTACTTCTGGTGATATGGAACTTACTATTGGGTCTCATACTCTAACAGTAGGTGAAAGTATATACATTAAACCTAATTCATTAACATTCAATTGTGGTAGTGGATCTGGAACTTATCCTCGTGGAGCAGATGCTAATACCTCAGATGGTGCAGACTATGCTTATGAAGCTGCTCTAGAAATTACTGCAGTAAGTGGTACTACTATTACAGTTAACGTCAATGGTGGTCAAGGTGCAATTAGTAATAGTGATGCTCATAGTTGGGGTGGTGGAACTGCTTCTAAAGCAGTTGTAAGTGGTGGTGATTACACTCATACATTTGCTTCTGCTCTTTCTGATGCAATAACAGTTGATCATGGTCTCTTTATTGGTGATAGAGTCTTAATTGAAGAAGATTCTCTAACATTTACTTGTGATATGGATAGTAATCTTACATATCACACTTATCCTAGAAAGACTGATCCTAAGTTTAATAAGTGGTTAGAACTTTCTAACGTTACTACTAATACATTTGATGTTAATGTTGGTACTACTACTCTTTCTAACTTTACACCAACTGCAGCAACTTATGATGCATCAACAGGTGAAATGGAACTTACTATTGGTGCTCATACTTTAAAACAGGGAGCTACTATTAAGATTGCTGATAATTCATTGACATTCACATGTTCGATGGATGCTAATGGATCTAATCATACATATCCTCGTTCAACTGATCCTGTATCTGGTGCTTCTATTCCTATTACTGGAGTAACTGATACAACAATCAATATTAATGTTGGAAAATCACCTCTAGTTAAGTATAACGTTACTAATGCAACATACAACCCAACATCGGGTGATATGGTATTAACAATCGGTACTGCTCATGGATTGACTAATGGAACAAGTATTAAGATAGCAACTGAATCTTTATGGTTTACTTGTGATTATAATAGTGATGGAAATACCACTACTAAGAAATATCCTCGTGCATCAGGTGCCTCTACAACTGGTAATGCTGGTGCTGACTATGCTTATAATACTGCTGTATCAATAACTGCTGCTGATCAAGCTGCAGGAACCATAACAGTTAACGTCAATGGTGGTCAAGGTGCAATTACAGATACAACTGCACATAACTGGGTTGATCGTACTGCATTCAACGCTATTGAAACTGGTGGTTCTTACACTCATGCATTTGTAACTGGTCAAGGTGCTGCTACTAATGCTATTACTGCTGGCGGTTCTTACACTCATACATTTATTTCTGCTGTACCTAATGGAATTACAAGGTCTGGAGAAACAATTAAGATGCTAAAGGATGGTATAACCTTTAGTTGTGATCAAGATAATTATTCAACCGATCATTCTTATCCTAGAGGAGATGATCCTGCACACGATACTTCACTTCCTATCTACATTGATGGTGAAACATTAACAGCAGCAAATGCAAGTTATAATTCATTAACAGGTGATATAAGCATTACTATTCCTAGTCATGGATTATCTACTACAGATCAAATAAGAATTGAGAATAATTCATTAACATTTACATGTTCTAGAGATAAGAATATAAGTGTTCATAATTATCCTCGTCCTGGAATTGATCCTTTTGCTGGCAGATGGTTAAGAGTTAAGTCTTTCACCACAGATACATTTACAGTTAACGTTGGTGCATCTCCTTCCGATCAACAATATACTCATTCATTCGTTACTGCTTTAGAAAATGGTATCGTTAAGAAGAATAATTCGATAACAGTTAATGTTGGTGCATCTCCTACTAAGTCATATGCTCCTACAGCAGCGACTTATAATTCATCAACTGGTGCTATGGAACTTACTATTGGTTCTCATAGTTTACCTGCTCCAACCACACATACACCAACTGATGTTGCATATAATCCAACAACAGGTATTATGACCCTTACTATTAGTGGTCATGGGTTCTCTAATGGAGAAAAAATTAAGATTGCTGATGGTGGATTAAAGTTAAGTTGTGCATTTGGTGGTGCTTCTGGTACTGCTGCACAGAAAGATTACCCACGTTCAACTGACCCAATTAGTAACAAGTGGACTGCTATTTCTAATGTAACTACAGATACATTTGATGTTCAAGTTCTAGATGTAGTACCTTCTACAAATACTGATACTCATTCATTCGTATCTGCTGTTAGTGGATGTGTAAGTAAAGCAAATTCAACACTTAAAGTAGCACCTAATTCACTTCTCTTTAGTTGCACTGAAGGTGCTGGTAACTATGCTTATCCTAGAACTCAAGTTGCAAGACATACTGCTGGACCTGGAACAACATATAATCCTGCTACAGGTATAGTTGAAATTAAGGTATCTCAAGATTCTCATACTCCTACTGCTGTAACATATGACCCAACTTCGGGTGATATGGTATTAACGATTGCATTAAATTCTGGTACTAAGGATGTTAGTGGTGCAACTTATAATCCATCAACAGGTGACTTAGTTTTAGATATTGGTGCTCATACATTAACTACAAATGATCGTATTAAACTTGCCGAAGAATCTTTAACATTCACATGTAATTATCTTGGTGATGGCAATCAAACTCAGAAGAAGTATCCACGTGCATCAGGTGCCTCTACAACTGGTAATAATGGTGCTGATTATGCATTCGATACTTATCTAGATATCACTGCTGTAGACCAATCAGGCGGTACTATTACTATTAATATTAATGGCGGTCAAGGTGCTATTACAGATATTTCTACTCATCAATTTGTTTCAGCAACTTCTGGTGCAGTTATACTTGGTCATGGATTTGTTGTTGGTGATAGAATTAAGATTGCTGAGGAGTCATTAACATTTACTTGTGATTATAATGGTGATGGAAATACAACTAATAAAGTATATCCTAGAAGTAATGGTAATGATTTTGCATATAATACTGCTTTAATGATTAAGGCAGTAACTGGTACTTCTATTACAGTTAACGTTAATGGTGGTCAGGGTGCTATTACAGATACTACAACACATAACTTCGTTACTGGACAAGCTGCTGCTAACAATTGTATAACCAGTGTTCATGGAATGAGACCTGGAACTCCAATTATGTTTGTTGATGATTCAATTACATTTGCTTGTGGATTCCAAGGTGCACTTGGGGATGATCAGAAGAAAACTTATCCAAGATCTACTGACCCTGTTAGTGGTAGATGGTTATTCATTAATAATGTAACTGAAACTTCATTTAAGATTCAAGTTTTAGATTCTGTTCCTTCAACTAATACAGATTCTCATACTTGGGTTACCGCATCTATAAATGGCATAATTGAAGGAGATCCATTAGTAGCTCAAGCGGTTCCTGTTGATGCAGTTACCTCAACTACAGTTACAATCAATCCTTTAGATGGTTATACATCAACTAATACATCTACACATACTTTCCAAGGTTTAAGTTCATACCAATATCAACCTACTGCTGCAACTTATAATGCAGAAACAGGTGCAATGACAATTACTTCTAATAGTCATGGTATGAAGGATGGAGAAAGAATTCTTATTAGAGATAATGCATTAACATTTACATGTTCAATGGATGATCATTTCTCTGATCATTCATATCCAAGAACAAGTGATCCTGTTTCTGGTGATTGGATAGAAGTTTCTAATGTAACTGATAATACTTTTGATGTTAATGTTGGTAAATCTCCAATTAAGACATATACACCTAGAGATGCTGTTTATAATCCAACTACAGGTGCAATGGAACTTACCATTGGTAATCATGGATTATCTAAAGGTTCAAATATTAGAATTGCTTTAGAATCAATCACATTTACTTGTGCACAAGATGGTAATGCTACTAACCACTCTTATCCAAGAGCAACTGAGGATAGTCATACTGCATGGGGAGGAACAACTTACAATCCTATTACTGGTATTCTTTCTGTTACTACACCACTCGCTCATGGAATTAGAAATGGAGATTGGGTTAAGTTTGATGAAGGTGGAATTACTTTTGAATGTTCAATGGATGAACGTTCTTCTAAGCACACCTATCCTAGAACAACAGATCCAACTTATAACAAATGGTTAAAGGTTTCTAACGTATCCACAACCACATTTGAAGTATTTGTTGGTAAGTCTCCAACAGTAACTCACACTCCAACAGATGCAACTTATGATCCTGCAACTGGTGATTTAGTCTTAACTATAGGTTCTCATAGTTTAGTACAAGGTACTAATGTTAGACTTCTAGAAGGAGCTGTTAGTTTCAATTGTGATATGGATGGTGGCACTGCTACTAAGTCTTATCCTAGACCAAATATCGATAATTATACAGCAACAGGTGCAACTTATAATGGCGAAACTGGGGTAATGGTAGTTACAGTACCTCAGCATAGAATGGATACTGGTGATAAAGTTAAATTTGATCAAGATGCGTTCACATTCACATGTGAAATGGATGGAAATACTGCACAGAAAACATATCCACGTACATCAGATCCAGTTATAGACACATGGTTAGATGTTGGTGCTGTAACTGAGAACACTTTTGAAGTTAATGTTGGTACAACACCACTTGTCGGTTATGATGCACAAGCAGTTAACTACTATCCTGCTAGTGGTAATCTATACATTTTCAATCCTTCATTAGCAGCCGCTGTAAGTTTAGGAGATGGTATTAGAATTGCACCAGAATCTTTATGGTTCTCTTGTACTGAAGATGGTAATACAACCGTTAATAAGTATCCTCGTGCTTCAGGTGCTAATACTGGTGATGGTGAAGACTATGCATATAACACTGCTCTTCCAGTTCTTTTCATCGATGGTAATCAGACATATATCGCAGTTAATGTTAACTCAGCTCTTAATACTCCAATATCAAATACAACTGATCATACATTCCTTTATGCTCTTCCAGGTGCAATCGTAACAGGTGGTAATTATAATCATAGTTTCGTTTCATCAACTGCTGATGGAGTTAAGATGAAGCGTGATAGAGCATATAGAAACTCTGTCGAAGTCAAATCTGTTGGTTCTGATTCAATTACAGTTAATGTTGGTAAATCACCTTTAAAATATCATACTCCAACAGATGCAACTTACAATCCTACTAGTGGTGATATGGTCATCACTATAGGTCTTCATACTTTGAAGGTTGGTATGTCAGTAAGACTTGCCCCTCAATCATTTGTATTCTCTTGTGATCAAGGTGGTACAGTTGGTAACGGAACTTATCCACGTGCAACTGGATCTGCAGCTGCAGGTGGTGCTGATTATGCTTACAACAATGCAATGAATATTACTGCAGTTGATTATGCTGCTGGAACTATCACTATTAATGTTAATGGTGGTCAGGGTGCTATTACCAATACCAATACTCATACATTTGTATCTGCGGCTGCTGGTGCGGTAATATCTGGTGGTGGTTATGCTCATACTTATGCATCAGCTCTTGCTGATTCTCTAATTACTGGTGGTAACTATGTACATACCATTACAGCAAGTAAAGGTGGTGGAATTAAGCAAAAACGTGATAGAAATTATGATACAAATGTTGAAATTATAGATGTAACTGGTGATACAATTACAGTTAATGCTGGTATATCTTCTAATACTACTACACATACATTTGTAAATGCAGATGCTCAAGCAATATCCACTGGTGGTAACTATACACATACCTTTAAATCCGCATTACCTAATGCTATTACTAGATCAGTCTTAATGTCTGGTGGTAATTATAATCATAAATTTATATCTGCTCTTACTAATGCTATTAGTACTGGTGGTAATTACGTTCATACCTTTGTATCATTTGCAAATAATGGATTAGTTGTTGCTGGTAGTTCAGTATTCTTAGATCCAAGTTCTATTAAATTTACTTGTGATAAGGATTCAAATGAAGAGATAGCAGCATATCCAAGAACTACTGATCCTTCATACAATCAAGTTATAAGAGTAACAGATTCTGTTGCTAATACTAGCATTACAGTAAACGTTGGAAAATCTGGATCTGATGATCAATATGTACATACATTCTCTGCTGCAAATACAAACGCAATAACACAATCTAAGTATTCGACACAAGATTGCACAGATGTTTATACAACAACTGGAAACTTGATGGATATAGTAACTGATACTTTAGAGCAAGCAAATCTAGCAAGTCCTGTAGACCATCTTGCATCTGTTGCAAGAGTAGAAGCTGCTCAAGAATTTGCTGGTGGTAGAGTTGATGAATATATTGATACACCATTTGATGTGTCATTCCATGATTCTGCTAATGACATCCTATATGCAAATCAAGTTGATGCTGATACTCAGTATAGATTCCGTGATGCAGCAAATCTAGTACGTGCTAATCGTGGAGTTATTCTTGATAAGGCTTCATATGATATGCTTGCTAGATATCCAGATCTTGCTTTGGATATGCCTAGAAATACAGATGGAAGTGGAGCAGGTACTTTACGTTGCCAGCAAGATATTGGATTAATTATTGATGCGGTTGCTAACGATCTTGAATCAGGTGGAAATAGAAATATTGTTACTGGTGCTAAATTCTATATCGGACAAAGTGGTGAATTACAACATATTCGTTTACAAGTATTCCAGTCTGTATATGCACATGATCGTGTAGGTCATTATGTTAAGCAGTGTGTAACTGGTGATTTAGATTATACAAATACTAATGATATTATTGTTGGTGATTGGGGTATTACAAATGATGCTGGTGGATGTGCTAATGTTAAGACTGCCGTTGATACTTTAATTACAACTGCTAATGATATTATTGCTCCTACTGATAATGACTTTAATATCGCTGCAGATCGTCTATACTTCAATAGATTGTATATTGCTCAGGAAATAACAGGTCTTACTACTGCAGAATTTACTTATCAATTAAATGGTGTTAATTACCAAGCACATGCATATCCAGGTGATAATGGTGAATTGACATGTCAAAGAGATATTAAGTTAATAATTCTTAGTATCATATCTGATTTACAAACTGGTGGTAATAATAGTACTATTGCTGCAATTGAAACATATCTAACAGCTAACCTTCAAATTGATGAAGTTGAGAATGAATTACTTGCTACTTTATTCTCTATTGAAAAACTTAAATTGCTTTGTGAAAAGGCAGTTAGAAATTTACTTTATACATTCAGTGAGGCTGTAACTGGTCAACAATATCAAGCACAACATTCAAATCAAAATGCATATAGAGATGCTTTAAGTCCTACAGATATTAATGCTGTAGTTTATAGAGTAAGAGATTTAGTTGAAACTGCAGTTCTTATGCTTGCTCCTGGTAAAATTGATGCTAGAAGTGCTGCTAAGAATATTCTTTATAATAAGAATTATTATGTTCAAGAAATTGGTGCTATTGTTAATCAACAATTTGGTACTGGTACATGGACATATGATAACTTTGTTACTGGATTAACGGATGATATTGTTCATGATCTTATTACTACAGATGTAAATTCTACTACTAGAGCATATAAGATTCTTATTAATACAGTTAGTGGAAACTTTAAAGATGGTGAGGTATTAAGATACCCTAGTGGTAATGCTGAAATATTAGAATTTGATGCAGCAAATAATCATTTGTATATCAAACCTACTACAACTAATGTACCAGCACCATCTGATACTCTTGTTGGACAGGGAAGTGGTGCTACTGCAACTTACGCTAGTGTTGTATCAGTCTATAACGTTTATTCAAAACCAACTAATGTTAAGATTCTGAATACAGCAAGGCAAATAACTTCTAATATTCAAGGTCAAGTTTCTTCTGATAACCTTGTACCTACTCCTGAAACATTTAGTTCTCCTAATTGGACAGCAATTGAGACAACAGTTTCAACTAATGATGGTGCTGTAACATCTCAACCACCTGATTTTGATCTTTCTACAAATTATACTGCAGATAAATTAACTTCAACCACAGTAGCTGGTACTCATGGCATCTATAAGAGATACACCATGAGTTACTATGATACATTTGATGATGGTAATTTAACATGGGATAACGCTGATAATACATTAGACGAAGGTCCATTTAATATAACTCAATTCCGTAATTACACATTCTCTACTTTCGTTAAAGCTGGTACAGAATCAAATGTACACATTAGGGTAACATTAGACGTTGATTATGTTGGAAGACAGGATGCTTTCTTCAACCTTGATTTGACTAATGGATCAACTAGTTCTATATTCCAACCTCAGGGTGGTGTAAATGTTGATGCATATGGTGCAATTCCATTTGGAGATGGTTGGTATAGAGCATATATCACATTAACATTCTCTTGGGGATTCAGACAATTTGTACCTTATATTGGTCTTAATAATAACATATCATATAATACAGCAACAGATCTTCTTGTTTGGGGTGCTAAGATTGCTGAAGGTGCATTAGATCCTTATACTTCTGTAGCAGGTCAAGTATTCTATGGTGATATGGAATACAATGTTAAGCAGTATGCTCTTAACCTGTTGAATACTTATATGAAGCAATCTATTACAGGTACTCTTGTTGCTCCATCTCCACAAGTTAGTTTCTACTCTTATTATGATTCTACTATTGCATCAAATTATGATGAAAAATCTGTTAGAGAATTTATTAATGGTTCTTTAGATATTATAAGTAAGCAGTTAGCTGTAGATACTCATTATACTACCTTACCAACTTATAATGGTATAGTTATTCCTACTAAGAATTATGGAACAAGAACTATTCCTACAGGAATTAGAGGTGGAGTAAATAACACTGATTATCTTTATGGAACATGGAGTGATTCATCTGCTGAATTGGAAAGAATTTCAACAAATGAAGGTGAGGTTGTTAAGATTTATCAGAGATTCCGTATTGATGGAGATATTACAGATGGTCCATTCACAATGGGTGAGGGTGTTAAGAAGCAAGGTGCTCCTTCAATTACTGGTATTGTTTATGGTTATCATTTCGATGAAAATTATAAGTACCTAGATGTACAAGTTACTGCTGGTCCTTGGGCAATCACTGATTATATTGTGGGAGATGATAATTCAACAACTGCACAAATCAGTCAAATAGAAGATAGAATACACATCATTGATCTTAAAGGTGAATTTAATAATGATATTCCATTCAAGGGTTATACTTCTGGCAATACTGCAACTCCAACTGGATTCATTAAGAATCAAGCAGCAACATTAGATAATACTGGTGGTACTTTAACAGTTGACACTGAGACTCTATTAGGTTCATTTGAAACAACTTCTGTTGTTTATCCAGAATCTTCTAGACAATACTTAGATGTTAGTAAGTATGCTGGTCTTAATCTTGGTGTTGGATCTAGAATTGCCTCTGGTGGATACATTAGACTTGGAATTAGTATAGTAAGTTCATTGAATGCCTTTACAGTTGGAAATAGACTTTATAAGATTATTAATGGTTCACAAGATCCAACACAATATGGAATAATATCTGAGGTTGATTTAGATAATAATTATCTTTATATCGCAGAATATCAAGGAACATTTAATAATGGTGATCTTGTTGGTGATTATGGAGATGGAATAACTGGGTTCCCAGTTGGTTACGCATCTATTACAACTAAGACTACAACTGCTGGTGCTGCTTCAGCATTAGTTCAAGATATTCGTGATGTTGGTATTAATAAGAGATTATATCTAAGTGATATAAAAGGAACATTTAGTACTAGAGATTGGATACGTGGTCCTGAAGATTATAGATCCGTCGTTCTTTCAAAAGAAACTTTACTCGCTCGTGTTAAACGTTCATTTAAAGGATTTGATGGTACTCAGACTACATTCCCATTAACTATAACCAATGGTACTCAGTACTTACCAGATCCAGAAGGACATCTAATGGTATTTGTTAATGGTATATTACAACCTCCAGGATCTACTTTAGCATATACAGCGTTCTCTAACCAGATTCAGTTTACAGAAGCACCAGATCTAGGAGCATCATTTACAGGATTCTACATAGGTAAATTGAGACAATTGGATGATATCTCATTCGAGTTTGACTCTTTACGTCAGTCATTTAACCTTAAGCGTAATGATATATTCTATTCATTGACACTTACGGATGGTGTTCAATCTGCTACAATTCTTCCAGAAAACAATATCATCGTTTCTCTAAATGGTGTTATTCAGGAACCAGGCGTAGGTTTCGAGATTGTTGGTTCTAGAATTATCTTCTCTGAGATTCCTCGTGTGGGATCAACATTCGTTGCCTTCTCATATGTTGGTTCTGAGGCAGACGTTGACGCTGCTGAAGTTGTTCCACCAATTGAACCAGGCGACTTTATAGATATACAAGGTGAAACAGAAGATAGAGAAGTTGCTGTTATTGAATCTTCTAACTCTCTAATCACATTTGACTATCTCGGATCTGTCTTTGGACAAAATGCTCAGGGTCAAGCAAATATTATTACTGGATTTATTAGAGATGTACAAGTAACAGGTGGTGGTTCTGGATATAGTACAAGACCTACAGTAAGAATCGATTCTGTATCAGGATTTGATGGACAGATTCGTGCTTTGATTGGGGTCGCTGGTGTTGAAATGAGTGCATCTGGATCAAATTATCAAGAACCAGATATTACAATAGAAACATCAGTTCCTGATGATTGGACTGCTCCTGATTTAAGTCAATATGGTGAAGAACTAGTTGACCCTGAAATACTTCCATAAATAACTTTATAGAAAAAACCGTATAAGTAATGGCCAAACAAGGATTAAATATTGGTACTACCTCCAATGATAATACAGGTGACACCCTGAGAGTTGGTGGTGATAAGATTAATGATAACTTTAATGAAATATATTCTGCTTTAGGTAATGGTACCACTTTAACGGTTAGTACCACAAACCCCGCTAGTGGACAAGTTCTTCGTTATAATGGAACTAATTTTATCCCGTCAGATTATACAAACTTAACTGCAGCACTTGATGTTAATGGTAATTCCATTATCTCTGCTTCTAATGGCAATATTATTATTGCCCCTAATGGAACAGGAGATGTAACTATATCTAATGGTGGAGTTACAAATACCTTTGAAGGTAGTGATGGCACTATTGACATGCCAACAAAGGTAAAATATAAGAATGAATTTAGTACACTTGGAAGTGCACCTTCAGCAGCAACATATACTGGATATTTCTTTACTGTAGATGGTGATGATAATCCATATGTTAATATTAATATTACAACAGGTGGTGCTGGTGACGTACAGGCAAAAATAGCAACACAATATTCCAGTATTGATCTTTTAGCAGATGTTGATACAACTACTGTTTCACCTACTGATGGACAGGTTCTTAAATGGGATAATGCTGCAGCACTTTGGAAAGCAGCAGATGATAACGCAGGTGTAAGTTCTGTTAATTTATTTGCAACAATTGCTGGTGATACTGGCAGTACTACTGCTGATTCAGCAACAGATTCATTAACTATTGCTGGTGGAACTAATATTACGACATCTATCACTGATGATATTTTAACAGTTGATTTTAGTGGTACTTTAACAACTACATTAGCAGCATTAACAGATGTAAATTTAGGTACTTTAGTACAAGGGGATTCATTATTCTATAATGGAACTACTTGGGTTCCTACTCGTAGTCCTATTACATGGTGGGAAATTAATGCTAATGGTGCATCAGATTACACTTTCAGTGGACCTGGTTTCCCAGTTACACAAAATGATCCTACGATATATGTCCAAAGAGGACAGACTTATGCTTTTGACAATACTGTACAAGCTGCGTCACATCCATTTAGGATTCAAAGTACTCAAGGATTAGCAGGAACACCATACACTTCTGGTCAAACTGGTAGTGGAACATCAGTGCTTTATTGGACTGTTCCTATGGATGCTCCTACAACTTTATATTATCAATGCACTCTCCATGCTGCGATGCAAGGAACTATAAACGTTATAACATAATATAAATGGCAAGAACTGTTCCTGGATCTGGTGCCGTAATTAAACCCATATTTGATGAGATATTTGGTGTTAAAGCGGTAGAAATAGAGAATCCTGGATCTTTATACGATCCAGCAGATCCTCCACGATTAACTATTACTGGATGCGGAACTCCTGAGACAGAAGCATTACTATATCCAATTATTGATGAAGATTCTGGTAAGATTATACACGTTCGTGTTTTAGAAAGAGGTAAAGGATATGATCCTCTTAGATTACAAATCACAACGTCTGCAGAAACTCCTAATGTTTTAACCTCGTTTGATATCAATAGGATATGGCAACCACACCCAAATTCCTCTACAACAGGTATATTTCAAACTGATACTGATAGATTAAGAATACAAAGTGATAATCATATCAAACCTACTTGGACAGAGGCAGAGGCAGCACCAGGTGGTGGACCTTTAATTGATAGATCTTTTGATCAAACATTCATTTATAGAGGTGGTAAAGATGTTCCTAATCCAGGAACTAGAGAGATACAAAGTAGTAAAGTAGTTGGAATCCTAGCGAATGGTGGTTTACTCCATACTCCAGATTGGTCTGGTGCTGGAAGTCCTCATCCAGGATTTAATATTGATACAGTTAAGCATAAGTATATAAAAAATACTGATACTAATGATGTTGTAGTTGATGGTAATGTTTCTTATTATCACTCTTTAAAATCAATATTAGAATTTGATCAAGATAATGGTGTATTTGATTGGGGTAGGTTAGAACAATTTACTTGGAATGTAAAAACAGAACTTGATAATATAATGCTAACAGTTTCACAAGTTGATGAAACTCTTGGTAATGTTGAAGTTGGTAGGATTGTTGATGAAGTTAGTGGTCAAGCAAAAGGAACTATTTCTAAAGTTGTTAGAAATAATCAGAACATAGTTACCCATGTTTATTTGAGATTGTTGGGTACTACAGAAGACTTTGCAATTAATGATACATGTTTAGGATCAAATGGATTTAGTTTTATAATAACAGATAATCCAAGATCATTTCCAGAAGGTGTTTTTTATATCGACTTTGGACCTGAAGCAAATGAATTTGGTCCTTTTGTGCCTGGTCAATATTATATGGCACCAGAAAATATTAAAGTAAAGAGAAATTATTTAATTATTTGGAATCAATCGGATAGTAGTAATCAAGAAGGTGCACAAGGGCATCCAATGAGGTTTAGTACAACTCCAGATGGTCCTTTAAATCCAAGTCCAGGAACACTTTATTATAAGAGTACAGGGGTTACTGAAGCACCTGCAGCTGATTATGAAAATCAATGGCAAGCATTATTCATAATGAATGCCGATGAATCACAAAGAATTTATTATCATTGTGCACATCATCAATACATGTCTGGTTGGACTGGACATGCAGGTTATATGAGTTTAGATACTGATATTGACAATCCACCAATTACAAATACTTATTACTTTGCTACATCTGATGCTGATGGATATCAAGATAGTGCTGGTAATACTCTTGCTCCTGATTATGCTAGACATGTTAATGGACATTCAAAGATTCTGGGTATGTCTTATGATGGTTATCCAATTTATGGTCCTTATGGTAAAGGTGAGTTTACAAGGTATTTTGATGGTTCATATAGTAGAATATTAGGTGGAGTAATTACATCTGAAGTTTCTGGATATAGATTAAGAACTACTGCAGAATTACCAGGTAATAGACCAGATGTTGTTACTGCCTCAACTGTAACATACGCAGTTACATTATCTAATAATAAATTCTTATTTGATGGATCGACTCCAAGTTTCTTAGAACTTTTTAGAGGAAAAACTTATATCTTTAATCAAGACGATTCTTCTAATGATGGTGAAGTATTACTAATTTCTACTTCAGATGATGGTTGGCATGGTGGTACATTAGGAGATACTGCGTTTGTATATTCTGGACATAATAAGGTTAAGTATTATCTTGAAGAAAGTGAAGTAACTTATGCAAGTTATATTGCTGGTTTTGATGCTGCAACTAAGAGAGAATTAAGATTTGAAGTTCCTGTAGATGCTCCTACTGCACTTTATACATTTGCTGATACAACTGCTGCAGTTGGAGTAAGAACTGTTCAAGATGGGTATGTTCTTGGAGATTTAATAGAAGATTATATCTTTGATGAATCACCAGCATGGGATAAAGATACTGCTTATGATCAATATGATACTGTAGTAACTCCTAATGATGGTGGAGAGAATAATAGTTATTCAATATACGAAGCAACTGCAGCAATTTCTGCTAGTGGTGATGCACAAGATGAACCTGGTCATACTTCAGGTACTACTGCTAATTGGAAGTTTGTACAATATAGAGGAACACTTGATCAATATAATGGTAGATTTGCAGTAACTCCAGAGTATCCTAATGGAACTTATGCATATTTTATGACTGGAAAGAAGCAGTATACTGGAGATAATTTAGGAGAATATGGAACTAATATAGGAGCACCTGAATATCCTTATACTATAGGTCCAAGATTTTATGGTACACCTTTATTTGAAGGTGATACAGTTCCTGATATGGCATCTGAATTCCCAACGACTGCAGAGGGTGAAGTTGTATTGAGTGAAGATAATCCTGGACAAGTCTCATATATTAGGATGACTAAAAAGGGTGATAATTTCTTTGGTGAAGCAACAGCAAGGATTCTTGGTGGACAAGGAACAGGTGCAGAAGGAACCCCTACTGTACAGACTGTCACTGGTCTATCTTTACTTAATGGTGGTAGGAGTTATGCTACTCCTCCAACATTAATCTTTGAAGGTGGTGGTGGTCAGGGTGCTCAAGGTGCTGCAGCAGTAGATACACAAGGTAAAGTAACTAGTGTTAGTATTGTAGATGGAGGAGAATTCTATCAAGAAGCACCTTCAATTTTAATTGTTGGTGGAGGAGGACTTGGTGCAAAAGCTGAAGCAATAATCAGTCAAGGACAAGTAACTGCTATTAATGTAACAGAGCAAGGAAAGGGTTATACAAGTCCTCCAAATATTATATTTACAAAATTAGTAGATCTTAAGAGAAAAACTAGAGCAAGACAGGCATATAATTCTGGTCAAATTAATTTAACTGGTTTAGTTAAAGATGTTGGTGCATCAGATTTAACGATATATGTAGATGATACTAGTGCTTATCCTGGATCTGGACAAGTTATAGTTAATAAAGAAACTATTACATATACAAATAAATCTGATGGTAGATTCTATGGATTAACAAGAGGTGTTAACTTTAATTACGATCAAAGAGTTATCTTAGATTCTAATCAATCTTTTAATTTTAGTGTTGGTGATAGAGTTATTAGACAAGTTGAAAATGCTAGTAACAAGGTTGCTAAAGTATATGATTGGGATGCTACAGCTAGAGAACTTTTAGTTGTATTTGAAATTGATGAATTAGCATTTATTGATGGTGGTATTCCTTCTACTGAAGATGCTATTGTTCAATTTGATGCTGGTACTGCTCAAAGTGCACCTTCTGGATTTGATCCACATGTTCTTGTAGATGCTGCTGGTACTAATATTGTTACTTTAACAACACCTTTAAGTACAATAGTAGATAAAGATTTCCAAGATATAGCAGAGAATGATGGTGCAGGTGATGGTATTCCTGATTTAGTTAATACTGGTACTTCTTTTGAAAACCAAATTAGTTTAGAAGGTGGTATATATAGTTCTTTATATGGTATTGAAGAAACTCAAGGTGGAACTAACACTACACTCTTCCAAGTTGGTGATAGTATAAAGGATGCAAGTATACCATTTAAGTTTGCTACTATTACTGAAGCTGGTGGATTAAGTGAAGGTGTTTCACATAATTCAGTAATTGATATTTACGTAGATGCTAATAATGCTAATGGTTTGAACTTTAGTGTTAATGAGATTGTTACTGGGGATATTTCTGGTGTTAGAGGAACGGTTGTTTCTTGGGATCCAGTAAATCTTATATTAAAAGTACAAGATATAGTTCCATATAATACTGGTAATATTAATGTTGGTATTTCTGGTTACTTGTATGAGTTCTCTCATAACAGTAGTATTGTTGATTACTATGTACAAAATCCAGGAACTAACTATACTGCACCACCAGTACTATCAATTGAAAATATTGGTGATATACAAGCAACTGGTACAGTTACTATGACTACAGCAGGTGACCAAGTTGCTGGTGTTACTATTACTAATGGTGGATATGGAATTCAACAATCTGTTGATAATTTATATGCACTTCATCCAACAGTAACCTTTACAAATGCATCTGGAGATAGCACAGGATCTGGTGCTATAGCGTATGCAATTATGGGTGGTGAGAACATTGTTGGTAATGGTGGTGCATCTTATAGAATTAAGCGAATTGATTATAATACAATCGTTCGCTCCAAATAGGCATAAATAAACAGGAGGACAATAGTCACAAGTAATGGCAGCTCTATTAACTGATCAATTTAGAATTTTTTCGGCACAAAAATTCATTAAAGCTCTTGAAGGACCAGATGCAACTCAAAGTGATGCAGCTGCAGGTTCTAGTCGAGATAGGGTTTATATCTTTATAGGTAGACCCCAAACTTGGGATAATGAGAACTCTCCACCGCAAGCGGTAGATTCTTTCTCAGAATTCTCAGCATCTTATGATGATATGATATCATTGAAACGTGTTCTTGCTGCCGACACGGTTCAAGTTGTACGTAGAATTGACTGGGTTTCCCCAGAACAAACTACTGGTGGACTAGGTTTTACCTATGACATGTATCGTCACGATTATTCTCCTAGTAAAACTGCTGCTTCAGGTGCAACTAAACTATATGATTCTGATTTTTACGTTGTAAACTCTCAGTATCAGGTTTATAAGTGCATCTATAACGGCACGTCACCTTCTGATCCAAATGGTAAGCCTTCTACAGTTGAGCCTACTGGGACTAGTACCTCTATTATTACTACTGGCGATGGATATCGTTGGAAGTATATGTACACCATCCCCGTTGCTTCCGTCCTTAAATTCTTCTCTAATGATTATATGC